CTTCGGTCGCTTTCCGCAATATTCCTACGAACTCCTTACAGTCGTTCTCCGGAATATAAAAGAAATCCTACGAACTCCCTACGGTCGTTCTCCGGATTTTTCAATATAAAAGAAATCCTACAAACTCCCTACGGTCGTTTTCCGGATTTTTCAATATCCCATAAAGAAACAAACGTATAAAATAATGTTTTTATGGATAAATTATAGAATGAATGATTTTAGTTTACAAAAGTTGTATATTTTGTGATACAATATATGATGCATCAGTTTCCCACGTTTGTAGTATATGCACCGAAAAAAATGAAAATAAAATTGATGTAGACCCCCTACCGGAAGAGTCAGTGCAAAATATAACCATGTCCGAAAATAACAGACTTAATAAACGAACCATTATTTCTAAAAAATCCAGTCGAATATTCAAAGAAGAACCTGAAAGCACTGACGACGACAGCTACGAGATTGAAAAACCCAGAGGAGTGGTCAAAGACCACGACGTAGGATTTCTTTTATATTCTGGGGATGTACCAGAGGGAGCTACCCAGAATATCCACAGCCCGAGAAGCAAACCCGGATATATGTCTTTAAAAAAAAAGAGAACACGTTTATACACACATACCTCACCTAAATATACCGATATTCCGTCTCAAATAAAACTATATGAGTTAGTGATGCAACTATCAGAAAAATGTGAAACTCTCCAGAATGAAGTGTCCAGTTTAAAAACGAAGTTCTCGACACGACTCAAACGCGACATTGCCGACTATTTGCAGTATGACCAACGACCGACTCATACATTCCTAGAATGGGTCACATCGTTTACCGTTACAGATGAAATACTCCAACTGGTGTTTGATACGGACTTGACCGAGGGTGTAAAGAAGTGCATAGAGAACCGAATACTTGAAGGAGGGGGAATATATAGCATTCCAATACGTGTTTTCAAAGAAAAACCGGATTATATATTCATATATACAAATGAACCAATAACCGTAGCAACTACAGAGGAAGACGCACATACTAAACAAGCACCGAATGAAGGAGTTGGAGTCCTATCGAAGGTAAAGTGTGTGCCCGTCACGATACAACTAGGCGTCAATCCCAAAGAGTTATTGAAAAATCCGATTTGGAGAATGGTTTCAAAGAATAGCTTTACAAGGGTAAAAGAGTATATAGCGGAACATATACTAAAGAAATTTTACATGTGGGAAAAAGAGAATGAACCAAATATGATTCATTCTACCGAGAAGATGGATATGTTAACAAACTACACATTAAAGGTCATTGGGCACGGCTCAAAATGCAAGAGAGAAAGACAGAATGCGGAGTTATATAAATGGTTTTTTAGTAAAATGGCGATTGTGTGAAATATAAACACCAAATAGGTATATAGATACAACTTTGAAATGGCTCTCCCTTCCCATAAAAATATTTTTTATGGAATGAAGATGTCTGTTTTTTCTTTGAACCCAACCTCATTGGCTCAGAGAGAATCGAGCAGTTTATTGAAAAATCCGGAGAGCGACCGAAGGGAGATTGTAGAAATATTGAATATCAAAGCCGATAAATACAAAGACGCGAGTATTAAAACATCCATAGGAGTGGTTGAAGACCACGATGGAGGATTTCTTTTATATACCGGAGAGCGACCGAATCCTACTTTTCGGGTAGGCTATGCCTACCCAAAAGTAAGAAGCAAAGTGGGGTTCACTGGGGGCGAAGCCCCCGATGGGGGAACTCGTATAAATACATTCAATAGTGGGTATATAAATGATGATATGAATTTGATAAAAAAAAGATACGAGAATCAAAATACAACCCGTCAGTCGTTTTCTCATAACATGAAGAGGGGTATAGTAGAAAGAGCGAATGTAAAAACGGGAATATGTAACTCTTGTGGGAGATAACCACGTCCAAAGTAGCAAATATTGAAAAATCCGGAGAGCGACTGAAAGGAGCTCGTAGGATTTTTCAATGGAGGAGCTCGTGGGTATATTACACTTATAAGAAAAACTGTATAAAAACAATTTAAAATGGTATATAACTCTTTCAGTATGAATGTCGTACTAGTCTGTATAGGTAATTACCAGCCTTATATATTGGACAATATACGCAACCTTTTACGATTAAAACACAAGAATATATATGTCATTACGAACGAGACGTTCAAAGAAAAATTTGTAGAATTTTCACCCGTAGTGTTTGATGGAAATAAAAACGACCCAAACCCTGTGAAATTAGTCTACGTGGAAGGATTGACGGATGTATTTCACTTTTACGATAGGTCTCTATTAGATAAAAGTTTCCGGAACGGTTTTTGGGTATTAACGTCTCTTCGATTATTCTATCTATATGCGTTTATGGAAAAGTATAAAATAAACAATGTCATACATTTAGAAAATGATGTGGTGATATATTACAACTGCGACGAGCTAATGACAAAGGTGGAAACCAATAAAATATACATACCATTCAGTAATTTTTCAATCAATGTGGTAAGTATTGTTTATATACCAAACTATGATTTATTGAGACCAATACTAATGAACTGGAACATGAATGGTTTGGACATGCACGTTTTTGCCTATTGTAAAATGCGGATACCGAACTTGATAAGCGAGTTTCCTATTTTCAAAGAACAACCCGAGTTCAATGGAGAACCGGAAAAGAGAATGGTATGTAACAATTATGACCAATTTAATAAGGTATTTGATGGTATTGCTATGGGCCAATACTTAGGTGGAGTAGACCCTCGTAACACGGATGATGGTCGAAACACGGTGGGATTTGTGAATGCGGACTGTTGTATTAAATATGACAAATATAAATTCATATGGAAAGAGGTGCCCTTAGTGGAAGGTGGAGAAGACGAGGAAGTAATGAAAAAACCGTTTATTTGTGTCAAAGGAGAAGAAATCCCAATTTTTAATTTACATGTCCATTCAAAAAATATTTCGAAATTCGTGGGAGGCGCAGGCTTTTGAAAATATGTGGCGTTACCAATATTCCTACGAGCTCCTCCATTGGGGGCGAAGCCCCCAGTGAACCCCATTTTGCTTGTTACTTTTGGGTAGGCTGCGCCTATCCGAAAAGTAGGATTCAGTCGTTCTCCGGATTTTTCATTTCGTTTCAAATAATTTATAAAGTATAAAATATTTGAAATTTACAAACCGTTCATAAAACCCTTGAAAATTGAAAAATCCTACAATATCCCTTTGGTCGATTTCCGGATTTTTCAATATAAAAGAAATCCTACGTCGCGGTCTTCGACCACTCCTCCTGATTTTTCAATATTCCTACGAGCTCCCTTCGGTCGCTCTCCGCAATATAAAATAAATCCTACAAACTCCCTACGGTCGTTTTCCGGATTTTTCAATAATCTATTTATCATTGCTATCTTCACTCCCAAAATCGATTGAGTCATCCATTTCATCTTCATATACAAATTCTATAAGAGGGAATTGTGAATAAAACTCGACTACCTTCGGATGAACACGTATTTTACGGGGTTCGAACGCAATTAAATACAGCCCATCTAGCGAGCGTACACGCGAAAGAGCGACATATATTTGCCCTTCAGTGAATATACTGCCTCCCAGGTCCATAATAGCCATGTCGAGAGTGGCCCCTTGTAATTTGTGTATTGTATTTGCGAAGGATAGACAAATAGGATACTGTTGAACACAAATATTGGGATAGTCGGTACTTTGCCAAGTATGGGGTTCGATTATGAGACGTATCCCATTGCGAAACTTGACGATGGGGTGTTCGCCCCCTCCTTTCATAAAATCCACGACGACTCCCAACGACCCGTTCGATATACCCAATTCAAGATTTATATTAACGAGACACATCACTGGACATCCGACTTTCAATTTCAGTTCACTCGGTGCGGAAATATTGTTTTTGATATTTTTAACTTCGAAATCAATTTCTTGTGGGCTTAGATGTGAAAATGTAGTAGTGAATTCTATTGGAATCGGTTTACCTGAGTCTACGTAGGTATTAAAGTTGGTCACGACCTTGCATTCAAAAATGTGTTCGATTTCTTTGATATTTTCGTACTGTGTATTGTTCACATGTTCTACTTTTGAACGTGTGGATAATATTTTAGGAGGAACGATGATAGTGGTCTCGCCATCATCTGCCATGGGTGTTTTTCCGATATAACTGCGCAAAATAGTAGCATTGCGTTCACTGAGTTTTCCAATCCTTATTTCTCCCAATATTTCTTTGAAGATTGCATCTGTTTGCCGAAACACGGTTTTGAGTTCAATATGGTTATCCACCGGAAAAATATATGACCAAACCGTAGATTCGAAGCAGAATTTAGCAGTATCTTCGTCATGCATATCAGGTACGGGTGCAAGTTGGTACATGTCACCTAGAAATACAACTTGAATTCCACCGAAAGGGAGACAATTTTTGCGAGTTATCCGTGCTATTTTTTCCAGAACATTCAACATTTTACAGGACAACATACTGACTTCATCTATGATGAGAATATTTATTTTTTTCCATTCTTTGACTGCGAACCGGTTGTTTATGACAGAATTGACGATTTTATTTTCATCGCCTTTGCATAGACGAATACCTGACCAAGAATGTATGGTTTTTACGGAAATCATTTTGCCATATTCACGGGTATTTTGAATATTTTCAGAAAGAAGGACGGAGGAGCATCCAGTGGTGGAAGTGACTTGGAACTTTTTATGGGGTATGTTTAAAATAAGATGTCGGACAAAATGGCGAACGAGAAAACTCTTGCCCGAACCACCCGCACCACTTATGAAGACGTTTTCACCATTGCAAAATTTTTCAAAGGCGTAGTCCTGTTCAGGAGAAAATATGGATTTTATGGTTGCCATTGAGGTGTGTGATTTAAAAAAGAGAGTGTAATATATAAATACATATGTATTTGTTATATAATCAATTTTTTAACCCTTTAACGATTTTACCGACAAATCCGTCGGTAAAATCGTTAAAGGGTTAATATTCCTACGAACTCCTTACAGTCGTTCTCCGGAATATAAAAGAAATCCTACGAACTCCCTACGGACGTTCTCCGGATTTTTCAATACCATAAATGGTTTCAAATATTTTACAAAAGATAACATATTTGGATTTTATAAAAACACCGAAAACGTTAAAGGGTTAAGCCTTTACTGGTTATACATATGAGTATGGATGTAAATAATATTCCTATGAGCTCATTACAGTCGCTCTCCGCAATATTTCTACGAGCTCCCTTCGGTCGCTCTCCGCAATATAAAAGAAATCCTACAAACTCCCTATGGTCGTTTTCCGGATTTTTCAATATAAACGTCTTAGGAATATATATAATGCCTTACACACCAAATACTAATCTGCCTGCAGGTATTGCAAGTTATACTACATTTACAAATCAACCAACTTCGATTGTTTATTCTACTTACGATAACTGTTTATATTGGACTATATTTAACAGTAATTTAATGTATAAGTATAATTTAACAACTTATGTAACAACCACCATTACTTTACCATATTCTGGTTATATATATAACCTTGCAATAAAAGGTAACTATATATATTATGTCTATTACAATAGTGTAAGTTCTTTATATCAAGTAGATGTAACTACAGCTATTATAACTAGCTGTACTATTACTCCCAATAATGGTACTTATTCTATCAACTATAATAGTTTTAATGACACTTTTTATTTAGTAATGGGACAACAAGGTTCATTTAATTATATTAGTTTGAATAAATGTAATATATCGACCACCGGTATTACTAATGGTGGTACTATAACATGCAGTTCTACCTTTAACTCTCCAACTTATAATGGTAATACACTGTGTCAAGTATGGCAACAAAATATGATAGCATTTGACAGTAATAATTTGTACATATCAGTTCGTACGTCAGCATTCAATAACGGCGCAGGATTACTTCAGGTACCATACGATTCTTCCGGTAATATTACTAAGACTGTTTTTACTTATAGTGATTTATTTATAGATGCTTCTGGTATAGGAATATCTCCATTTTTTTTTAATAATTTATTGTATGTATCATTTGGCAGTAGTTTTCCTGGACCAATACGGGTGTATAATACAAGTGGAACAGTTTTAAATAATAATTACGTATCTGCTGCGAATTATCTTTGTACAATGGATATATATAAAAGTTTTTATTTTTTTGGTTATAGCAGTAACACTTATACATTATACATATGTACCGTATATTTGTGTTTTAAAGAAGACACCCAAATTCTTACGATGAACGGGTACAAACTCATACAAAACCTTCGAAAAGGTGACTTGGTAAAAACCGTCAAAAACGGATATGTTCCCATTTACAAAATCGGGTTCAGTGAAACGGAACATCCCAGGGTGGAAGAACGCATCAAGGAACAACTCTACAAGTGCTCCCCTGACAACTACCCAGAAGTATTCGAAGATTTGGTTCTCACTGGATGCCACAACATTCTAGTAGACTTATTTTATTCAGAGAAACAAGGTGAAAAAGCAGTAGAACTGAATGGGCACCTCTGTATAACTGATGACAAATATAGACTGCCTGTATGTTTGGATGAAAAGGCGACCGTGTATGATGTTCCAGGAAAACATACTATATATCACATGGCGTTGGAAAATGACGACTATTTTATGAACTACGGAATTTACGCAAACGGGCTTCTGGTAGAATCCACCAGCAAACGGTTCATGGATACGATAAAAATGACACTGATAGAGTGAGTATTGAAAAATCCGGAGGAGTGGCCGAAGGCCACGACGCAGGATTTCTTTTATATTGCGGAGAGCGACCGAAGGGAGCTCGTAGTGATATTGAAAAATCCGGAGGAGTGGCCGAAGGCCACG